GCAGCAACCTAGTATCTATTCCTATAGGCCGAATTGATCTTATCCCAAACGACTACGAAATAATAGACAAGAGACTATTTGTTCCTGTTGACTTTCCAGAGTTTAAATACACACTACGAGAAAGTCAACAGGCTGTTTATGATGCTCTTGACGATAATGCTATTATTAATGCGTGGGTTTCTTGGGGTAAGACCTTTACAGGACTAGCGATAGCAGGTAAGTTACAGCAAAAGACACTTGTAGTTGTTCACAACACCGGTCTAAGAGATCAGTGGGTAGCAGAAACTGAGAAAGTCTACGGCTTTACACCTGGAATCATAGGAAGCGGTAAATTTAACATAGACACTCCAATAGTAGTAGGTAATACACAAAGCCTCTATAGAAAGATACCAGAAATTCAAAAAGTGTTCGGAACAATACTTCTAGATGAAATGCACCACGTCAGCAGCCCTACCTTTTCTCGAATAGTAGATACTAGCTATGCTAGATATAAAATAGGACTATCTGGTACTATTGAGCGAAAAGACGGAAAGCACGTAGTTTTTAGAGATTATTTTGGTAGTAATATATTTAAACCACCAAAAGAAAACTTTATGGTTCCAAGTGTAGACATTGTTCGAAGTCCTGTTCGTTTTATAGATGGAGCCTCGGTACCTTGGGCAAATAGAGTGACAGCACTAGCTAATAATCAAGAGTATAGACATTTGATAGCACTACTCGCTGCTGGTTATGCGGCAAAAGGCCATAAAGTCTTGGTAGTAAGCGATCGTGTCCACTTTTTAAAAAGCTGCGCCGAACTAGTAGGAGATATAGCAATTTGTGTTACGGGCGAGGATAAAGGTGTGGATAGACAAAAGCTCTTGTCTTCCATACTAAGTGGAGAGAAAAAGATACTATTTGGAACACAGGCTATTTTCTCAGAAGGTATCTCAGTAAATAACCTAAGTTGTCTGATTCTTGGAACACCAGTGAATAATGAGCCTCTACTTACTCAGCTAATAGGCAGGGTAGTTAGAGAAAGTGAAGGAAAGCTCTCACCAAAAATCGTAGACATACACCTAAAAGGCAACACTGCAACAAGACAGGCCTCTAACCGAATGGGTTATTACATTCAACAAGGTTATGATATACGTGAGTTAACAAAAAATACTTCTTGACAATTACTTCGGATTTTGATATAATAATGCTTCTATTTTCATGGAAAAAAGTCTTTTATCAAGCAGGTGGTAAACCAAATGAGATTGTTCAAATCTTGAACACACTTACTTATAAGGATTTACCTTTCAGCAAAAGAGATAAGAAATACAAGTACATGGATATAGACTTTAGTGGTCAAAACTTTTTGCTACACCCAGAAGTCTTACTGTACAACGCATACAAACATACAAACAGAGATATTGCAATTTATGTGTCTCTTGCATCTTTGCGGTCTACAGCCGCATTTTTGGCACACAAAGTGCTAACATTAGACTTGCTCCATGCCCCCGAGGGGTTTGCAAGTTATTTAAAAGACCCAAGTATACTTCCAATAGAGAATGGGAACATACATTTTATCTACGAAGAAGTCAACAATCAAACTAAACACTAGACTTATTCCATAACGTGGTAAGTCACTATACTAGGAGAAAAATATATGGCACTTTCCTTTAATCAATCCAAAGGGCAAGCCCAGAAATCCGAAATCAACACATATAAATACTCTGAAGGCGACAACAGCGTTCGTCTAGTAGGAGATATTCTTGCTCGCTACGTCTACTGGATCAAGGGCGAGAACGATAAGAACATTCCTTTGGAGTGTTTGTCATTTTCTCGTAATGAAGAACGCTTCGTAAACAAAGAAAAAGATTGGGTTCGTGACTTTTATCCCGACCTGAAGTGTGGCTGGAGCTACGCTATGCAGTGTATTCATGATGGCGATGTAAAAGTTCTGAACCTAAAGAAGAAGCTGTGGGAGCAAATCATCACGGCAGCAGAAGATCTTGGCGACCCCACTAACCCAGAAACTGGTTGGGATGTTAAGTTCAAGCGTGTAAAGACTGGGCCTCTGGCCTATAACGTCGAGTACCAGCTTCAAGTTTTGAAGTGCAAGCCTCGTCCTCTCACTGATGAAGAACGTGCTCTTGTAGCAAATCTGAAATCTATGGACGAAGTTATGGTTCGCCCAACTCCTGATGCCCAAAAAGAACTTCTTGATCGTATTCATGGAGCAACTTCAGAAGAGACTGACGACGAAGCACTTGAAGCTGAGTTTAAGTAATGATTCTATTTACTGCTGATTGGCATATCAAACTGGGACAGAAAAACGTCCCAGTTTCTTGGTCGGTAAACAGGTACAAAAAGTTTTTCGAGCAAGTACATTCCTTAGAAAATGATTGTAATATGCACATTATCGGC